GTAGGTATGGGTGCGGTGGAGGCAGCACTTCGTGATAAAGCTGTCATCATAACAAACTATGGTGGAGCACCCGAATACGTGAAAACACCGTACACGATCGAATGTGAACTTCAAGAGCTGGAGAAGGACGACTTCCTCTTCAAAAAAGGAATGACTTGGGGTAAGCCAAACTTTGACCAACTCTTGGAGTTCATGAGACACGCCTATGATAATCGTGTTCGTCACATGGATCACGAACATACGAAGCAACTCGTGGGTAGGGAGAATGTTTTAAAAGAATTCATCGTGAATGTAATTGGTGGCGAGAACGACGAGACCAATAAAAATGGTACCACTCATGAGTGAATCCCTTTGGGCGATGATCGTCATCACAAGATCATCCACGACTTGAACGCCAGTCGGTTTGGTGACTACACGGGGGATGAGAACACTAAGTGTGATATAAACAGCCATCGCTATTATTACAGGTCTAAGACTCTCTTGGTCTAACATCTTCTTTCTATTAGTCGGTGATTTTAATTTTGCTCACATCAACCTTTGTTCCTAAGGGTGTAGACTTTACACTATGTTTTTTACAGAAGTCACCACATACCGCCCTGAAAGAACACGGCTTTCCAGACATGGTCGTCGCACAGCATATCTTTTTCGTATTTCTCGATTCGTTCACAACCTCTGGGACTTTATCCAGTACGATCATTTTTCTGTCATCCTTCTTCTTCGCGTGCTCTTGATATTTCTTCTTCATTATCCAAGTCGCGTTTGCGAGATGAATGCATTTATCATTTGGTTCACCGATGCGGTACATCTTGACTGCATCGGCGAGGCAACGTTCCCAAAGTTCGTCACGGATGACTTCCATTTTTTATTTCTTGATTTTTACATTTCGATTGTTTTACTTAGGCTTCCCCTCCAATTTCAGCCAAATAAATGTCAACTTCACCAGCAAAATCCGGAAATCGTTCGATCGTCTTTTTTGTAACCATATCCTGTACGTTCGTGATATGCTCTTTGAATTTTTTAACGTCGATACCAGTGGCGTTATGTATTTGTGAATCTGTAGCTATATCGTTAAGCGCGTACAAATAAGCTGCGGCATAATTCGCATGAAGAACTGCGATGACAGGAGATTTGTCCTGTTGTGCAGCAGTCGCGTATCGAGCTGACTGTCTAACCAATTTTTCTATAGCTTTGTTCATGCCACGTGTTTTATTCTGCATCATTAAGAATAAAACGAAGATCGCGGCTATAAAGTAAAGATACATCTCTTAAGGTATCTAAAGAAAAATTATTGCACAACCTAAGTTAGAGATTAGAGTTGTAAAAAAAGTAAGAAGGATGGAATCCGTTCAAAAATTGACCCATATCGAACATGTTCTCAAAAGACCCGACTCCTATGTCGGTCCGGTTGAGTTGGGTACAGAACCTTACTGGATTCTGGATGGTCAAAAGTTTACCAAGAAAAACCTCAAGTACTCACCAGCTTTACTCAAGATTTTTGATGAGATCCTCGTCAATTCCATCGACCGCAACTCACTCCATCCCAAGCATGTCAGTTCCATCTCAGTCGCCATCGACAAAGATTCAGGTGCAGTGACCATCGAGAATAATGGACCGCTCGGTGGAATCTCCGTGAAGATGCATGAAAAAGAGGGTCTCTGGAACCCTGAACTCGTTTTCGGGCATTTACTCACGAGTACAAACTATGACGACTCTCAAAAGCGGATTGTTGGGGGTCGTAATGGTTATGGAGCCAAATTGGCGAATATCTACTCTACTGCGTTTTCGATCGCTATCAAGGACCACGAGACGAACCAGACGTATACCCAATCATGGTCGAAGAACATGACGGTCTGTGACCCCCCAAAAATCAAAAAATATTCAGGTGCTACGTCATCTGTCGCTATCACGTTCACTCCCGAGTGGAAGAGGTTTGGGATGTCCAAAATGGATAATACCATCTACAGTATTTTCCAAAAGAGGGTTTGGGACGCGAACATCTGTACTACCCAAAACTGTAAAGTGAAGTTTAATGGAGAAGTTCTCACCAAACAAACATTCGAGGCGTATGCCAAGATGCATGAGGGTGTCGAAGAAGTCTACTCAGCGAATACCGATCGGTGGTCTGTGTGCATCGGGCCGTCTACCGATGGGATGGAACAGGTTTCATTTGTAAATGGACTCTGTACCAATAAGGGTGGCACACACGTCGATCATGTCGCGAACCTTATCGCGAACGGTATAATCGACGAGATGGCAAAGAAGATTAAGTTGAAACCTCAACAGGTGAAGAATACATTTAACATCTTCGTGAAGGCAACCCTTGAGAACCCAACCTTCTCGAGTCAAGTGAAGTCCGAATGTACCTCAAAGTCTCAAAGTTTTGGAAGTAAGTTTGAAATGCCCAAGACATTCATCAAGAATGTACTCAAGACTGGAATCGCCGAAGAACTCATGGCACTTTCGAAGTTTAAGGAGATGAAGGAACTCGCAAAGTCTGATGGCGCTCGCAAGTCTAAGATTACTGGTATTCCCAAACTTGATGATGCGAACCATGCGGGTACGAAACATTCTGGGAAGTGTACGCTCATCGTGACGGAGGGTGACTCAGCGAAGACCCTCGCAGTCGCCGGTCTCTCCGTGGTTGGTCGTGACCACTACGGCGTTTTCCCGCTCCGTGGTAAGTGTAAGAATGTGAGAGATGTCTCTGTGGCACAACTCACATCTAACCAGGAGTTCAACGATCTCAAGAAGATCTTGGGTCTCCAACAAGGTAAGGAGTACAAGGACGTTTCTGAGCTTCGGTATGGTCGTCTGATGATCATGACGGATGCTGATAATGATGGTAGTCATATTAAGGGTTTAATTCTCAATATGATTCACTATTTTTGGCCAAGCCTTCTCAAGCTCAACTTTGTTGTGTCTATGGTGACCCCAATCATCAAAGCTACAAAGGCTTCTCAAACCAAGTCCTTCTACACAGACTCTGCATTCCGTACATGGTACGGTGACGGGAAACAAGGGTGGAAGATTAAGTACTACAAGGGTCTCGGTACTTCCACGAGTGCTGAAGCTCGAGAGTATTTCAAAAAGATTCAAGACTTGACCGTAAAGTTCGATGTGGATACGATGACAGATGATTCCATCATTCTCGCCTTTGATAAAAAGAAGGCTGATGCCAGAAAGTCTTGGCTTTTGGAGAACACCGCGAAAGATGCTGATCAACTCGAAGTTCCCTATGGAAGTGTGAAGCAGTTGGATATTTCAGACTTTGTACACAAGGACCTTGTGAATTTCAGTCTCGCGGATCTCAAGCGGTCCATCGCTCACATGGCCGATGGTCTAAAACCCTCTCAGCGCAAGGTTATGTATTCGTGCTTCAAGAAGAATCTCAAGGATGAGATGAAAGTTGCACAGCTGGCGGCATTCGTGGCTGAAAAGAGTGCGTATCATCACGGTGAAGTTTCTTTGGCGGATACGATCGTAAAGTTGGCGAATGATTACACAGGATCTAACAATATCAATCTTTTGGAGCCTTGTGGTCAGTTTGGAACGAGGCTCATGGGTGGAAAGGATGCGTCTCAGACGAGGTACATCTTCACGAAGCTGACCAAGGAGGCGCGAAAGATCTTTGACCCCAGGGATGACGCGATTCTTAATTATCTCGATGATGATGGTCGCTCAATCGAACCTGACTTCTACATGCCAACTCTCCCCATGGTCCTCGTGAATGGAACTGAAGGTATCGGCACGGGTTTCAGTTGCTATGTACCCCCATTCAAACCAGATGATATCAAAGCAAACATCAAGCGGATGTTGGCTGGTGACGAGATCGTCCCTATGCGACCCTGGTTCAGGGGTTTCAAAGGGGTTGTTCATAAGGAGGAGGATACATGGATGATGGAAGGTGTTTGGAACTGGTCTGGAAGAAATATCGTGGTGACTGAGCTACCACCAGGTCGATGGACACAGGATTACAAGGAATACCTGGATGGTCTCGTCGAGAAGAAATTGATTGGGGGGTACGTCAACAACTCAACAACAGAAGATGTCCACTTTGAAATTATGGACTATGCGGGCAGAGATCTCCTCAAGGATCTCAAATTGAGGAAGACCTTTCGCGTTTCAAATATGCATCTCTTCCACCCCACAAAAGGAATTCATAAGTACGTGAGTCCCGAGGAAATCTTGAAAGATTTTGTGGAACTACGTCTGGATCACTATAAGAAGAGGAAGGCACACCTCATCGACGTACTCGAAAAGAGGGCTGAGATGTGTGATCACAAGTCTAAGTTTGTCTCTATGGTGATTGAGGGGAAGTTGGTGGTCTTCAAGAGAAAGAAACAGGAACTCGAGGAGGAGATGTCCTCGACGTTTCCAAAGATTGATGGAAACTGGGATTACCTCCTCAACACCAAGACGGTGGAGTACACGGAAGAACGTGTCAAGGCACTCATGGAGGAAGCGAAACAGGCGAAGGAGGACCTCGAGAAGATGTTGAAGACGAGCCACATTACCATGTGGAAGAATGATATTAAAAATATGTGAGCAGTAAGTAGATATGGGTGAGGCTGCCAAAATTTCCCTCAAGGCTATTGGAAAGCAGGATACACACCTCCTTTCCAAAGACCCAGAAGATTCGTTCTTTAAATATAATCCAAAAACACATTCCGAGTTTAGAAAGTATCACCGCGTACATAATGTCGTTAATGATGGAAATATCGCCACTTGGCCTTTCGGACAGACGGTGAAAGTTCAATTTAATCCACAAAATATGGGTGATCTTTTGAGCAACATGTGGCTGAGTGTGACGATGCCAGGAATAACAAACGGAAACTATGCCGATCAATTGGGGCGTCATATTCTCAAGAGTGTAACGATGTTCGTCGATGACATAGAAGTTGAAAAGATACATGATGATTGGGGTATCATATACGATGAACTGTATCTCGAAATTTCAGAGAAAGTGGCGAATAGATTTCTCGTCAACAGAAATATAGGGTTTGACGAGTCGAGTCGAAATGAATCACTTTCGAGGTCGAGTTCAGATCTGGTCATCCCACTTCATTTTTTCTTTTCTCGTAAGTATGCGAGTGATGAATACGCCTCGAATCAACCTAATCGCCCCTACTTTCCCGTGTGTGCGATCCATCGTCAAAAAATTGAATTTGAATTAGAGTTTCATCAGCAAAGCTTCTTCACTAATACCACAGACACTTTGAGTTTGCAGTCATTCAATCTGGTCACCGAAGAGATTACCACGAGTCCCGAGGAGAGGAAATATCTCACTGGTGAGCGCCAAATGCTCGTGACAGACCTCGTGAGAAAACATTCCTCAGCCGTGAGTGATATCGGTTCTGACACCATCGTAAACAATCTCGTACCTAACATCCCCGTGAAGTGTATCCACTGGTTTCTGCGCAACACAAACTTTGAAATTGAAGGTGATGCTGTAGGTTCTTTGGATGTCAACGAACAAAGGCTCTATCAGAATCGGTTCAACTTTTCATCGAACGTGAGTTTTGACGACCAAACGACATTTTTCGATCCTATCATGGCGTCTGCCAGTTTTTACATTAACGGAAACCGATTACCCAACGTCACGAAAACCAATCATAATTATTACAAATATCTCATCCCATTCAGGAATCGCTTGGCCAGGCCTATCAGGAATATTTACACGTATAGTTTCTCGATGAATCCGATAAATGTGGAACCATCGGGGAACTTGGACTTTAGTCAGATACAATCCGACAAAACAAACATAGAGGTGAAATTGGACACGACGGAAGTGGATATTAACGCCAACACATACTCTTTGAATATGTATTACACGGGGTATCAAACGTTCGCATTCGATCGTGGATTCATGTCAGTTGCTTACTAAAAAGTGAGTTCTTGTGACTACTTATGTAATCGATAATATTATTCTTTATACACCATTTGATGAAATTTAACTGCGCCAACGTCGTATGAATTTCATGAGATGTACCTGGAATGGTATACGCAAACTTCTGAGACCGACAAAACGGATCAAATAATTTTTTACTGTATCCATCCAAACTGGACTTATATGCGCAGTGAACGGTAAAGAGTTTACCGTCGTTTGTTTTGTATGATGTGTGATTTTTCTTCGCGTAATTCGTGATGAACCATTCCAAGTTTCGCAGTGAAATACCACTCGTCTTATCGAGAATGTTCATCAATTTAGTTCTGTTTTCCTCTTCGTTGTAGAAATTATTTATAGATGTTAGTAGGATACCAGTTTTACTCATTACCAATCATAGTATTCAAATCTATAAGCTCCTTTGAACGTTGACAACCGGGGCAACCCTGAACAAACATTTTTTCGGGACCATGTGTATGGGTAATGTTCCTCGTGATATGTACATGTTCTAAGCGATTATATTGAGCTGCGTGATGTCTACAGTACCCATTATTTGTTCCCCTAAATGTACACCTCCGCCCATCATTCTTCGTACCTTTGCAGATCGTTCCTGAGAATATCTCAGGAATATCCTTTAGAAGTAAATCCAGAGAAATCCCATGCTTCTTGGAGATGATGGTGACGTATTCGTTCATGATAGAAACAATACGTTGATTAACCTCCTCCTCGAATAGTTCAATAATCTTGTCATATAGACTCATGTCTTATTACTACTTTGTTCGTAGTTTTTAAATAAGTCTTCAATCGATTCACTTCTCGTGGATGCTTTAATCCTTTCCTTGAGATCTGCAACCTTCCCGGAATCATCGAGACCCAAGCGCTTACACTCTTCCATGAGTTGTTCCTTCTTCATCCCACTCAGAGCGGGACCAGTCTTTTTCTTCTTGGGTTTGTGTTGTTCCAGAATCTCCCCAAATATCTCTTGTTTAGGGTTTTCAAATAAGGGGTCGAGGAGATCGCATACCGGATTCAAAAACTTATTTTCGAAATAATACAGATAATCAACCGGGACATCATTATCTTCGACGTATTTGGGATCCTCAGACTTTTCAAACGCTTTGGCCTTTGGATCACCTGTATTCGTGAGAAGGTACGGCACGCGGTCACCCGATTGCGGTTCTGAGCCTGGTTTGCGCTGTCGCATCTTATGAACAACTTGTACGTGTGCTTGATTGATTTCACCGATTCGGTGTCCCGTGACAGACACGGGTTCACCACTTACTTTGTACGTGTCCGATAGGGACTGACTGAGTACCAACTTAGCATTTGGGACGTCACCCGAGAGGAGTTCAATCGCTCGTTCTTTAGCCAATTCCATGGGAGGACCCGTATCAGGTGCATTCAGAACGACATCGAGAAGCTCTTTACACACCTCACGCACGTGTGGAGTATTATCTCGGCGAACAACCTGGAGTCCCTTGATGTCTATATAGTCCATATGCATCTGGTCATCCTTACCCTTGGTCCATAACTTGGCGGCGTACCGTTTTTTGGAATACAGGAAATAGGGCCAGTACACCTTCTCGAGTTCCAAGTTGTTTGGCTTTTTGAATAAGGCGCTACATTCCTCAGCCGCTCGCTCACCCACTTCCCAGCTGTACTTGACAGCTTCTTCACCTGTTCGTCCCCCAACATCAAACTCAACCATCACAGAATCCGTGTCACCATACCGCACCTTTGCACCTGGAAAGTTCGCCTCTACGTAATTCTTCGTTTCTTCAATCATTCCCCGTCCCCTCGACGTCGTCGTGGAAGCAATTGGAACACATGGAAGGATTCCTTTCCCAGCGCCTGTGAAACCATAGACCGAGTTCATCGAAACTTTGTACGCCAACTGTTTACCGTTGTACACTTCTTTCATCGAACCCGTAGCTGCTGCCATGTCCTTTTTGGCCTTTTTACGAAACTGTTTGAGCTCCAAGAGAATCGCTGGTAAGAGACTTGACACACCTTGGGCGAACTTGTACACTTTTTCACCAATCTTGAACGTCTCGTAGGTAACACCCGGTACATTCCCGTAGCGCCTCTCATCCATCACGAGTGTCGAATAACAGAGATTATGGGCCATCATGATACTCGGATACAGAGCTTCGAAATCGAGGGCAGTGATGGGTGTATAATACGCCCCCTTTTGTGCCTCAAGAACCGTCGCACCCTCGTATGGCTCTTCTGGAAGTGCCCCGTACTTAATAGTTGGAACCATATATCCAAGCTCGCGTGCCTTTTTTGAGAGCTGAGAGAAGACCTTGATTTGCTGTCCACGTTCGACGAGGAAACAAAGGGGAACCCACGTAGCCTTAGCCATCTCGAGTAAATTGAGGAGTGTACAAAGCTTCTTCAAAAGTCTATGAGGCAGGAGCGTATCCTTAATACAATACTCGGCGACTTCACCCAATTTGACCGGATCTTCTTCTATGAAACGCGCAAACATCTCCTTTGGGGGCATATCAATTTTCTGATCTCCGAGATACAGTTTAGACACTTCGTTAAGTTTATACGAGTCCAATTTGTATCCCTTCTTCACCTCGTGGAAAAGATCGAATATGAATCGTCCGGACATGGGGAGAAGTTTCAGGAAATTGTCACCCAGGGCACTCGAACTCAACTTTTTCATCAGGAGTTCACTCGGAGGATCGTGAAGTTTTCCGAGGTTGAAAAACTCAGGAGAGCAGTCTACCATATGCGCCCTCGTGTACATGTACTCAAGATCGAATCCAAATATATTCCAACCGGTGATGATATCGATATCTTTCTCATGAATATACTTTTGAAACGCTTCGAGCATCTCACGTTCAGTATCAAAACTCACAACATCTGGGCCCTCTGTCTTTTTGTAGCACAGACATACTTTCTCATATGGTTCGTCATTACCAAATGTACACAGAGAAATAGCAATCTGGAAACATGCATCGTCTGGAACGTTTGCATCCGGAAACTTACCTGTGGAGCTGTTACACTCAATATCGACGGATGCCACGACGAATGGAGCGATATCATCCCGATCCACTGGTTTAAGGGTTTGCCAGTCGTTACACCACAGGTCGATATCAACCTTTGCGAGATGTGAACGAACACAGTCACTTCCGGTGTCGATCCAACCCGTCGATTGGATTCCAGTGCGATGCATTAATCTCAGGACGGGATCGATATTGGCTTCGTACAGGTGATATTTCCTGAACTTGTTATTGTAATTGAAGACCGATGCCACCTTTCGGCGGTCCACGAGTGTCTTGAAGTTGAGACGCATGTACGCAAACTTTTCGTTATTCTGAAACCCCCAAACATCCTTCTTCTCTACGATACTATAACTCGTGACGTGGTCAGATTTTATATTGTTAATATCGTTGAAAAGAACACGAACATCTTGATCGGTCGTACCCCTCGGTAATTTCACAAAGAAATAAGGTTCAAACACCGTCGTCACACACACAGACTTTCCATTCTCAGTCTTTCCCAGAATACTAATCAGGTGTTCTTCATCTACGTCTCGGGCCTCCCATGTCAGGGCTTGGAATGCCACCATGTGTTTATAAGGATCCAAATTTTTAATATCGTTTATTAATAAATGTCTGCTGCTTTAATTGACCTCGTGTCCGTGGGCGCCCAGGATGTATTCATCACTGGCAGTCCTCAGGTCAGCTTTTTTCGTCAGAACTACAAGCGCTATACAAACTTCGCCATGAAGCCCGAGCGCATGGATTTCATCGGTACTTTCGGTGAGAACAACGAAGTGACCATCCCTATCCGTTCCAAGGGTGACCTCATGAGCTACATCTGGATCGAGGCGAATGGTATCGCAGGTATCCAGACAAACTCCTCTGGTCTTTTTTCCGCGAACGCTTCGAACCCCACTGAGTTTTCTCTGTGGATCGGTGGTCAGAAGGTTTCTCAACTCGATTCACTTTACATTCAAGGTGTGCACAACCCTCTCATGCGAGACTCTGCCGCTAAGGCGTCTTTCGCTGTGACGACCAACGTCAAGAAGGAAAATCACTCGGGTAACTACTACATGATCCCCTTCTTTTTCGGTGAGGACTGGACCAAGTCGCTTCCTCTGGTCGCACTCCAGTACCACGATGTCGAAGTCCGTGTGAAGTGCCGTGATGGGTTCACCCCGGGGAGCACCCCCAAAGTGTACGGTAACTACATCTACCTCGATACGGATGAGCGCAAGTTCTTCACTGATACCGAGCACGAGCTTTTGATCACTCAGACGCAGTACCAACTCGCCAGTAACACTGATACTGAGATTGATCTCACGTATTTCAACCACCCAGTGAAGTCCGTGCACGTAGTTTCCGGTAACGCCACTGGTAGCCAATGGGGAACTGAGTTCAACTTCGACACGTCTTCGCTGTACATCAACGGTACAGCTCTCTTTGAGAATACCTCTAACGTCTATCACCACGATGTTGTACCAGAGATGCACTGTACCGATCTTCCCGATAACATTCTCGATGATCTTCCCACCTACTCGTGGCCCCTGTGTCTCACCATGAGTAAGATGCAGCCCACTGGCTCGCTTAACTTCTCCCGTATCGATAACGCCAAGCTCGTACTCACCAATCCCACCGGTGGTAATACCCTCCACCGTGTCTACGCGGTCAACTATAACATTCTTCGTATCAAGAATGGTATGGCTGGTGTTGCATTTGGTAACTAAGTGAACGACTCATTTTCAAAAAAATAAGATAAAATGGTAAAGTCCCGCAAGACGTCAAAGTTTGTCATAGACCTTGGACCTGAGATTGACAAGGTGGTGAAGAAGAAGAATGCAAAGATCAGGAAACAGAGGGTGATCATCGCAGAATTACAGGATAAGCTTCACAACAAGACAGATGACATGAAAGTCAAGAAACAGAAGCTCGTCATTACGTCACTTCAGGGTACCGTAGATGAACTCGCAGTCAAATTGAAGGGGGTGGAGAATGAATTGCGAACATACAAAGTGAAACGTAGTGGCATCAACAACAAAACAATCGAATACGCATTTAAGAGATTGGGGGAAGGGTATTCCCTTTCAAGGATGAAACCAAACACACAACTCTTGATTCAACAGTCTGGTCGATGGGATGAGGCTCGAAAGATTCACGCACAAAGAAAGTTATGTTAGCTCCAATTGTCAATCAAAGTTTTCGTCTTTTCGTACATTCGCTTCCCATGAAACGTCTTGTCCTTTTCACCTCCCCAAATTGTGAGTCGGTCTTCGAGGAATCCCTTGAACTTCTCCGAGTCACAATCAGACTTGTATCGAACCTTTTCGCCCTTAAGTGCATTCTCTACAACAGAGGCACACCTTTTAGCATACATAGCTTCACGCTCGATGGGTGTAAGTCGCGAAGTGGTCTCTTCGTTTTGCTTGCCGAGTGCCATTTATCATAAAAACATCTAAAGCTTTATATATGATACCTCTCGTCGTTGTCGGTGGTCTCGCAGCTCTCACAGCCTATACGTACTTCGGTCAAAATCTCATCTCCTCGGAGGAAGCCAAAAGACTCATCAAAGATGGTAAGATAAAGGCGGTCATCGATGTTCGCACCGCCACAGAGTGGCGAGCTGGTCACTACCGCGGAGCGTTGCATATCCCTGTCAACAAAATTAACGAAAAGACGGTGGCTGAACTCCCAAAACGAGGTCTTCTCGTCTACTGCAACACTGGACAGAGGGCCAGATTTGCGGCAGAGAAATTAGAGGACCTCGGATTTAAAGATGTGTATTACATCGCTGGGTTGTATTCGAGTTTGTAAGAGTCTTTCCAAACGTTCCCTCTCCCTCTTCATGAACACAGTCAATTGAATAACTTTACCTTTGAGTGTGACTCGACCGCGCTGTTTTGTAAATGAAACGTTCTCTACACGCACCAAGTCGACCCAAGACATTTTAGACTCGGGTGTCTTACTGTGATGTATCGCCAGTACAGCCGCATCTCGTTTCACCTCTCTGGGTACTTCATCTCCCTCGTAACAAATAACGACATGCGATCCAGGATATCCAGACGTATGCATCCACCATTCTTTAGGATTACTCTCCATCGTGAGTATATCGTTGTCTTTTGCATTTTCACCCACTTTAATAACCGTCCCATTTTGAGACGTGTAGCAAAACATACAATAATAAAAACTTAAATCCTTATATACGATGCACGTCGTCATCCAACCAAGTCCGTCCGTGACCCATAAACTAAGAGTAACTTTACCCAACCAGAGATCCATCGATTTCGGCAATCGCTCAGTTCAGCATTACCCCGACCACGGTAATCCCAGGCTCATGCGTGCGCATCTCATTAGGAAGGGTGCTATCATTCCTAAGGAGCTGCGAATAGAGAGGGATCCGTATGAGATTCATAGAGAGATGATGAAAATTGATAAAAGTTCTAAAGAGGATTGGGATGACTATTTCAGGGCTGAATATTGGGAAAGGTGGATATTGTGGACGTACCCGAACGTTAACAAGGCGAAGTTGTACATGACCATGCGTCACGGTGTACTTTTTATGCCGACACCGGAAGATCTTTGGTTCTGTAAAGATTTTTAATCTTTTATAAAAGTAGAATGGATTGTGGTGTAGACACCATAGAAACCCAGGATGAAACGGGAGCCACCCGGGGTATTGAAATTATTCCGAAAGGATGTGAACCCGTCAGTGAAGATATATGCAAATCTGGATTCATGGCACCCACCGAAAATGTGTCATTTCCCGAAAACGCCCTCGAACAGTGCTGCAAATGCAAGGAGGGTGAGGCGTGTCCGTATTGTGAAAATCCCGACGCGTGTACCGATGAAGAAAAGCGAGATTTCATCACCAACGAAGATTGTTTCGCAGCATCAGTAGGGCCTTCGTCCGAGGATGTTCCCGAACCCGAACCCGAACCCGAGGAGGGTGGGGATGTCAATATCTTTTATATCATAGGTATGATGTTATTTGTAATCATAATGATCACCGTGATGATTTTATTCGCCCGTAGATCCAAAACCGTCAGAGCCGCGTAAAGTTTCTTCGAGTAGACCAATTTCCTTAATTATAGGTGTCTCACACCTCTCCAAAATAAGTTGAGCAATACGATCACCCTTCTTGATTTCAAAGTTTTCCATACCATGATTGAATAGGACAACCTTGACTTCACCGGTATAATCGGGATCTATGACTCCTGCACCCACATTAATGCAGTGTTTCACCGCGAGACCTGAACGAGGTGCGACACGGCCGTAGACGCCTTCAGGTAACCTGATCGCTATTCCAGTACTGACTAAAGCTCGCCCCGCTTGGCACGGTACAGTCGCATCTTCGGAGCTATATAAATCATATCCCACAGCACCATCAGAACCACGAGTAGGCAGACGAGCATCGTAACAAAGCTTCTTGACCCCGAGAGGCATCTGTTTGTATTACAAACGAAATCCTTAAGTCGATGGTTGACTAAATCTAGGAGATATCCCATTTCTAGCTCGTTCCGTGTATACCAATTTCAAACATAAATATGGAAGTCCATAAATTACTATATACGGCCACTTCATAAGATAGTATATTATAATTCTTATGCATACATATCGACGGGAAGAACTGATTTACATAGCATTTTTAAATATGGATCTCATATTTAAAAATGCACTCAAAGGGTTTCGAACCCCTGACCTCAAGCTTACTAAACTTGCGCTATGCTGAGAGCGGGGTTCGAACCCGCG